ATCAGCCATGGTATATTTTGTTTTTTACTTTTGTTTTAGTTTATTTATATATAAATACATACTACTGGAAAATTTTTGTCTTTACTTTGTTTTTTTCAAAATTATACTCCATTTAGTATCTAGTTTTAGCTCCTTTACCAGTATAATAATTCTTTAATATTGGTTCATCTTCAAAACTCTTCTTCATTACTTCTACATTTTTAATATCATCATCAGAAAAACCAATACTAGGAACAAAATTATTTTTTATATCATTTTTAAGATATAATTTTTTACCTAATTGTTTTGCTTGAGATTTCACATAAGAAATAAATTCCCTCATTGCGTCCACTTTTAATTGTTCAGGATTTCCGGCACCTGTTGGGTCAAGAAAACTAACGGGGTAAAATTTGTTCATGTCGAGATAGTCTTTAATTAATTCCATATCTGACTTGTCTTCCATATTTGAAATGTCCCTGTATTTTCTAAGATTCTTTAATAATAAATCTTTATTTATACCTTGATGGTCCGACACAATTAGATTGTAAACGGCATCTTTTAATGTTTCAGGGTTGTGTCCACGTGCGGTGATTATTGAAAATATTGACCCGTTATTTATTGCTTCCACAAAATCTGACCAAGCGGGACCAATTTTAGCTTTCATGGCATCAATCTTAAATTGTTTATCACCACCTTCTCTAAAATTTCTGTAGGGTTGGTCGGCATATCCAACAATTTTATGTCCATTATAATCAAACTCTTCTTTCCCTATTTGGTGTCTGTGTTCCGCAAAGTCTTCAGTAGACATACCAACTTCATTACCATTCTCATCTTGTAAAATAATTTTTGTTGGCATATACATTAAATTATCGTCCCAATCAAACGCATAATACTTTAAGTCTGGTGTACCTGCATCATCAAAACCTTCTTTTACAATTTTTTTTAATTTCATCTATTGTGTATCGGCTAAAAAGTGGGAGTGTTACCCCCCACTTTGTTTTTATTAAATGTTTTCAAATGATGCTCCTGTTGGAGTAATCAAGAAATCAATTTCAATGAATTCCAACGCTTTTGTTGGTTTCAAGTAAATTTTACCTGTCATTGTGTTTCTGTCTAAGTCTTCTGGTGAGTTACTTACTGTAACACGGAAGTCGTACAAACCTCTGTCTCTTCTGATAGCATCCAAGATAGGGTTTACTGAATCCAAAAAGTCTTGTCTTACTTTAGCGTCGTTTTGTTCAAACAACAATCTTACAGAAACCGCTGAAATTAACTTACGAGCTTGTAACAACAATCTTCTTACGTTGATTCTGTTCAAAGCTGAATCAGCGATTTGAAGTGTTTTGTTACCCCAAATTACAGTTCCAACATCAGAGAAAGTTGCGATAGGGTTAATTCTACCTTGATACAATGTATCTCTGTCTTGTTGTGTAAGTTTCTTACGAGCTTTGATTGAATTAACTAAACCTCTTGTGTAACCCGCAGTTGCGAACCATGGGAATGAGATGTTGTCAGTCAATGCTAAGTTTCTACAAACTTCACCTGTTGGTGGTAAGTAAATTTGTGTATTGTTTACAGTGTCTCTAACCAAAATCCATGGATAGTAAGTTGCTGTGTAGTTAGAATCAATACCTGTATTTACCAAGTTGTCAACCGCTTCTGTTGGGTAAATAAAGTTACCCGTTTGTACAGGTATATTTAAGTTACAATCTGGTGTTGTACAAATATAGATTGAATCCGCTCTGTCAAATGTAATCATTGAAATAGCATCCTCAACCAAATTTGAGTTGTTAGTGTAATCAATACCCGGTGTAGCGAATACGTTAATCGTAGTAGCTTCAGGGTTTGCAAATGTATTAATACCTAACAAGTAAGCATAGTAATCAGTGTTTGCGTAGTCAGTGAAGTTATCAATAGCGATTGGTTTGAAAGCTCCCCAACCCGTTGCGTTTGGATATCTTGCACTTGAACAAGCTCCTTTTTGATATCCCGCACCACCTAATTGGAATCTATCACCATTTGTTCTCTTTTCAGTGTAGATATCCCAACCGTCAAATCCTTTTTGTACCAAGAAAGTAAATTTTCTTGCTTGGATTTGGTAGTATGGATTAGCAGATGTTTCAGGGTCACTTTGGAATGATGCGTCACCACAATCAAACGCTGGTGTTCCTGATGTTGGACCGACAGCAATTGTTACTACAGTTGCTCCTGAATCCATGTGGAAACCTTTTGTTTGGTAATTCCATGGTTCTGCAGGGTCAACTTCACACAAGATAGGTGGTTTTTGAACACCTTTGAACATAAAGAAGTCAGGGTCATAACCAATTTGTGATGAAATACCTAAGTAAGATGTTCTTACTCTATCTCCAGCACTTTGAACTGTATTATCTCCCGCAGTTGTACCAAATGGTGGGTTATAAATAATTTCACTTGGGTAATTGTATGATGTTTTATATACAGGGAATGGAGGAGTTGCGTTAGCATATTCTCTAATTTCATAACCTTCAAAACCACAAGGTAACGAATCGGGGTTAGCATCCACATTCATTTCCAACATGATGTATTTTGAATTCAATGCGTACTCACCATCAGATGTACCAATTTTTACAGCCACATAACTGTTAGACGCTGGGTCTAAACTACAATTAGTGAATTTTTCAATAACTACAGGATTTGAGTCAGTATCGTAGAACGAACGAACCGCTAAATCAAATGAACCATTAGTATATGAAATGTTTTGAATTGAAATTTTAATTTGTAGGTTTGCCGAGTCACCATCACAAACTGTGATTATTTTGAACAATCTTTGAACTGTGTTACCACGAAGTTGTGATACAACCCAAGGTGATTCAGCTGATTTATAAGGAACCAAATAATCTGCGATAGTGTCTGTTGTTGAAGAGTATCTTAAACCAGGTAATGCGATAAAATCAGAGTTAAGACCTCTGATATAACCTTTATTATATGAGTAGTTTAATAAGTTTGAGAATTTTTCTTCAACAAACAAAGGAACCTCAGTTCTTATTTTACCGAAGTTTGTTTGACCAAATACTTTAGTAATATAATTTGTGTCTGAAGTATTCAATGATGTTACAAAACTGAAGTCGGTACCATCCGCAGTTTGACCCGAAATAGCAAATGTTGCAAATGGGTTTTGTGTAATTGCGGAATAAGTTCCTGAATCATTAATAATAACATCAGTTAAACCTGAAACTGTATAATCAGGACCTGTGTTGGTACCTTGATATGTTGCAAGACCTCTTGAACGTAGAGTTGCTGCAACCATATTATTATATTCACTATACGCAGTACCTGAGTAGTAATAAACAGAACCCGAAACGGTTCCTGAGAAATTTCCTGAACCTAAGTTAGTCAATGATGTTACAACTGAGAACCAAGAATAACCTGTGTAATTATCTCCTGATGAGATATTAAAGTTAGCGTAATACCAAGAGTCATTAGTTGATGCTGTATAATCGGCATCAGAGGTTGTTACACCTGAAACTTGATATACGTTGGTCGACGCAGTATATGCAGAAACACTTGGTGTGATAGCTGAAGATACTGTACCATAATAGTATATTGTAGTTGCGGATGTTGCCGAACTTGCAATAATACCACTTAATTGAGTATCAATCTCGGTTAATAAAGTACTTGTACTTCCGTCAAATTGTGTGTAGGGTGTATTCAAATTATTTTGAATAACTGATGGGAATGAAGTTAATAAATTTACAGTTCCGCCAGTATTACCCGAAAAATTTACTGTATAAGCTTGTGGTGAACCACTGAAACCTATTGTAGTTGGGTCAACATTCGCAATTGTTGTAATTGACCAAGATGGACCCGCATCGTAACCCGATAAACCCAATACTCTGGTAACAAACAATTGGTTAGATTGTTGTAGATAAGCTTTAGCAATGTACGCTAATTCGTACTTTGGAATTTGTGTGTTCACAAATTTTTCAGGGATGGTACCTCCGAAATAAGCTTCAAAGTCACTGTAGTTTGTGATAAAAATAGGTTCAAAAGCTGGACCTGTTAATGTCTCACCTACAACCCCCAAAGTAGTAACACCCACACTTTGAGCTACAAAACTTAAATCGAATTCTGATGTATAAACACCTGGAGAAACGAAAATTTTATTTGATACTGCCATTTTGTTTGATATTGTTCATGTTTTATTTATAACATAAATATTCAGTATTTTTAGAAAAACTTTACTTTCCAATATCTATTTATAAAATGGGCAGATTATTTTCTGCCTTTATTCTGCCTATGGAAAAGAAAATCAAAAACCTTAAGATATCAGTGGATTCACACACAATTTTGAAAAAATACTGTGATAAACGAGGTATCAAAATGTATAAGTTCTTAGAGAACTTAATTAAGGAAAAGTGTTCTGAAAAAAAAGATATCTACGGGGAAGATTAAACGTATGGAATCGCTGGTGGTTCCAAAACAATCTGATATTGTAGTGATGCTACTTGTCCCGCATTTGTTTTTGTGATTACAAAACGAAGTGTGTCGTTTGTATTAACTTGAATTAATGTAACATCAGTTCCATAAAAGTCAAAGTCGGAAGCTCCTTGAGGTTTAATATAAACTTCATAACCATTTTCATTAATAATGTTTTCATTTCCAATTAATGAAAAATTTCCTGTATAATCAGCAAGGATGTCTTTGGTTGTTTCTGATGTACCAAAGTTTAATGAATACTCAAACGATGATGGGTTTTGAGGAAATCTTCTTCTTTTTGGTGGGGGAACATTTCCAACAACTTCAAAACTATTGAATACTCTTGATACCGCAGGTGCCACTTCAAATTCATCAGGGTCTAATAAAAACCCTAACAT